CAATGGCGGCTCCGCAGATAACAGGCATGGGTGCGTTATGGTTACAAGCTAATCCAGGTGGAACTGCACAAGAACTTAAAGAGTTTCTAAGTTTAAACGCTAAAGACGCATTATATAACAGTGGTAATGCAGATAGCTTTAATGCTAGTAATTCAATACCAAGACTGTACGGAGCACCAAATAAGATAGCTTATTGGCCGTGGAATAGTCCTAACCCTATCAAGTACAAAGGTACTAGCGGTAGCGGTCAAGGATAAATACAACTACAGAAGAGAGAGAATATGGCTTTACAAAATATAAACATTGGTGCATTAGCAAACGACGGAACAGGTGACGATTTACGTGAAGCGTTTATCAAGGTAAATCAGAACTTTGATGACTTAGATTTACGATCTCCTGAAAGCACAACTGTCGCCAACATGGGTAACGTAGGTGAAGGAATATTTTCACAAAAAGTTGGATCAGAAATTCAACTTAAAAAACTCGTACAAGGTTCTAATGTAACACTAACAAGTACTCCACAAGGGATTACAGTTAATGCTACAGGCGGATTACAACAACTAACAGTAGTTTCAGACTCTGGAAGTATAGTACTTGCAGACGGTCAATCAATTAGTATTAGCGGCGGTAGCGGAGTAACTACTTCAACATCAGGTAACGTTTTAACTATTAATTCAACCGCAGAAATTGTTACAGATACATCACCAAGTTTAGGTGGAAACTTAGACGCGGCAGGGTATAATGTAACTAACGGTGGAACTATTACAGCAAGTGAATTTAGTGGCCCTGTTACAGGTAATATTAGCGGACTAATATACGGTATTGATATTAGAAGTATTGAGCCAAATACAGCAGGATTTGACTTTGGAACGCTAAGTAATGATGTAAGAGGTTTTAGTGACTGGCTACTTTATGAAACAGACATTGACTTTGGACTAACGCTAACACCAGATGTTAGAAACTTTGACGCAGGGGTATTAAGCTAATATGGCAACATTAACAATTGAATCAAATGGGTTACCAAACCCAGCACAATTTGGTAAAGCATTTGGAAACAATGCATTTGCACCTAGTGCAAATACAGCTACATCGCAATCATATAATTATTCATTTACCTTTAGGGGTGGAGAGAATACAACTAACGCACAGCTAACGACTCCACTATCACCATTAGGCATTATGACTAACGGTGTTGTGTTTTATAGTCCGTCAAGTGGCGTTGGCGTTGTTCCTCCAGCACTTGATGCTGTAGCAGATGCTCCAGGTACAGGCTTTGAATATAACGCAGTTCAGTATAGATCAAACTACGGTGGAGATGACGCAGGTGGTTGGCCAGAAAGTAACGGACAGTATCATTACATGTCATCGTTGTTTTTGTTTTTACCAACAGGTACAGCAGAAGCATCAGCGGCATGGAACACAAACATGATTACTGTAGATGCTAGTCCAACTCCAGCATACTATAATGGTTCAAACTTCGGTGGCGATTTATTTAGACACGCAGATGGACATAGTAAAATTGTAGGTTACGCTTTTGATGGTTATCCTATTTACGGACCTTATGCATATTCAGACTTTAATGATCCAGCTTCAGTAGTAACTAGAATGACTAGTTCATATCAGTTATACAGTAGTGAAAGACCAGGACGTGGGTTTTTATATTCTGAAAAAACAGCAGGGAAGTTTATTAACGATCACGAATACCAAGTTGGTACAGGTACACTAGATGAGTACAATGGTAGATTTGCAAAAACTCCAGAATATCCACTTGGAACATATGCATATCATTTAAGCGTAGATGCAAGTTTACAGCCTGTTTATCCTTACATTGTAGGTCCTAGCACCAAACAACAACGTGCATTCTAATAGTAGCGTATCCGATAAATACTAATAAGTTAAAGGATATGCACAATGGCAGTACCAAATTGGACTCAAAAATCAGACTATAATCTAGCAACTCTCCAAGAAAGAGTTACTACTTCTGTATCTTTACCACTTGATCCTACTGTTGCAGGCGGCAGTGGGTTTAATCCAAGTAATAGTTCTCTAAGTTATCCAGCACAGTCAGCATTAGGAAATGCTACAACGATTGATATTAGTATTGATCATGTTGATACTTATGGAGCTCCACAAACTACAGTATACTCTACCCCAGCAATACGTGTTCCAACTATACCTAGTTTAGCAAATAAACTAATTCCTGTTGTTATCATTATACACCCTCAGGGCAGTACTGGTGCTAACATGGTCAACGATTGGCAAAACTATTTAGGCGATCATATTATTGTTGCGCCAACTAAGCCCGGAACTGAATGGAATGTAATTGATGAAGACACTAACAAATCTCCAGATATTGGAATGTTGCGACAACTTATTACAAGACTTAAAGGTTATTCAAATGTTGATGCGAGAAGAATTAAGTTTCTCGGTATTAACAACGGTGGACTACTGGTTAACAGGGCCATAGTAGAAATTGACGATGTTGGTATTAAAGAATACGCTACTATTAATGCTCCATTATTTGACCCTATGTTTAGAAACGGAACTTTCTATTTTCCATCATCAGAAGCAATAACAGGTAATGATGCAACAAACTATAATACAAATAGTGCTGTTAAACAAGGTAAAAGAATATTAACAATACAAAGTACTGATAGTGACACAAACGTTGCTACAACGAACGATATGATGCCCTACGTTGGAGGTTATGTAGACCCTAACAACAACATAGCACCAAACTATTCAACAACACCTGTTACGTGGCTTGGCGCACAAGAAACAGCATATCAGTGGGCAAAGTCACAAGGATATATTGGCGGTGTTATACCAGATGCTGGTGGAACATTTTACGGACAATATAACACATATTATTATTCATACTTGTCAGGTCAAGTATTACACTACAAAACAAGTGGCGGAGCAGACTATATAACTACTGAACTTTGGTTTAGAGAAATTGTAAGAAGTTACTTTACATATACAGCATCAATACTAAGTGATGTTTATCTAGCAAATGGTTCTACTACTAGTATCAGTTTAAACACAGATGTTATCACTTTAATCAGCGGAGAACTTCCGCCAGGAATGAGATTAAACGAAGGCAAGATTGTTGGTACGCCTTTTGAAGTATCAAGAGATACAGAATTTAAGTTTGTGCTAAGAGCATCAAACGATGACGGTGTAAGAGATAGAACGTTTAAAATAACCGTACAAGGTCCTGATGATCCTGTTTGGTCTACTAACGCTGGACTACTTCCACTAGGAAGTGGATCTGCTACATTTATTTTAGACAGTAGTATTGTTGACTTCCAACTAGAAGCAATTGATGCTGACTTACCAACAGGGCAAACACTAGAATATTACATTGGTGACGATGATGGAACATTACCTCCTGGACTACAGCTAACAACAGATGGAAGATTAGTTGGTATTGTTGATCCTATCCTAGCAATTGATAAAAATGCAGGTAATGGATTTTATGATTCGGGACAGTTTGACAGTTATGCGTTTGACTTTGGATTACGTAGTGCTAATGGCTTTGAAAGTTATTACTACGATACTAAAGGATACGATGATGCTATCCAAACACAAAGTAGAAAAAAATTAAATCGCAGATATGCATTTGATGTTAGCGTAAGTGACGGCGACACGATTATTAAAAGATCGTTTGAAATATTTCTTGTAGGCGATGACTTCCTACGTGCGGATAACACAGTACTACAAGTTGCAAGTGGAGTGTTCAAAGCAGATAACACTTACCTAAGAACTCCTGTTTGGTTAACTCCTGCAGACTTAGGATACAAACGTGCAAACAATTATGTAACTATATTTTTAGATGTATTTGATCCGCAGGCTACATTAGGTGAGTTAACTTACGTACTGTTAGCAACTAACCCAGATAATTCTGCAAGTACTATACCACCAGGAATGGTACTAGATCAAACTACTGGAGAGATTGCCGGGCGTGTTCCTTATCAACCAGCAGTAACAAAAGAATATCAATTTACAATCAATGCACAAAGATTTACTAGCATTGGTCAAGAACTAATTGCTGAAAAGAAAAAAACATTTACAGTTAAGATCTTAGGCGAAGTTGAAAGTACAATTAAATGGACAACACTTGCTGACCTAGGAGCAATTAAAGCAAACTTTGTTAGTACGTTTTTTGTAAAAGCGTTAACAAGTGTTACTGATAGCTCATTACTATACACATTAAATAGTGGTAGATTACCGCCAGGATTAAAATTAAACTTTGATGGTGAAATTACTGGTAAAGTTGTACAGTTTGCTACAGCTACTAACGATGGTCTTTCAACTATTGATAATAACAAGTTTACACTAGACGGTGGTACTACTACTATTGATCGTAAGTTTATCTTTACTGTACAAGCTAGAGACCGTTTTGGATTTAGTTCAACAATTAGAACATTTAATATTATTGTAAGAGATCCTGACAACCTAACATACAGTAACTTATATGTTAAGCCTTTGTTTAAAGAAACACAAAGACAAATATATAAAAACTTTATAGGCGATAGTAATATCTTTACGCCAAACAGTATTTACAGACCCAACGATGATCAGTTTGGGTTACAGAAAAATGTTAAGATGTTAGTATACGCAGGAATTGAAACTAAAGAGATCAAGGACTACGTTGCAGTATCAAGAAAAAATCACAAGCGTAAACGATTTAACTTTGGTGCATTAAAAACTGCCGAAGCAAAAGAAGCAGGATCTAATACTGTATTATACGAAGTAATTTATGTTGATGTAAATGATCCTCTAGAAGCTTCCAAAGGCACAGTAGCTAAGAATGTATCAATTGCTAATAAGAAAAAAATTACAGTTGATAGTGTTGAATTTGAAACTCGTGATGACGTTACCAAAGAAGGTGCAGGCGAAGCTGTATTCCAAATAAGAAATAGCATTAATCAAATTATTAATGTTAGAGCATTTGGTAATGATTTAGAAATTATTACTAGATCAGGATCTGTAACCTATGACGCAAATGGCACTATTGAAATAACTACCAAAAATGGTACTGTTGTTAGTGCTGGACAAATTGCTACTACTAGCAGTGATCCGTTTAGATTTAGACCAAACTATAATACACTTAAAGTTGACAGTGATGCTGTCCAAATTAGTAACCCTAACGATACAAACAGATTTATTAGTAACGTAACTAATATGCGTGAAAACGTAAGACAATCTGGCGTTACAGAAGGTAGTTTTTTACCAATTTGGATGTCAACTGCACAGGGCACAGGAGTACAGGAACTAGGATACGTTACAGCAGTACCGTTATGCTACTGTAAACCAGGAACTGCGGCACAGATCTTGTTAAATATAACTAATAGTGGGTTCGATTTTAAAAATCTAGACTTTGAAATTGATAGATACATTGTTGATGCTACTACGGGCAACAGTAATGAGCAGTATATTGCATTCGGAAATTATCAATATAATGTTTAACCCGGATAAATACATACACTAGAGAGGAACAACTATGGCAAGTAACATTGACAACACAAGTATTGATTCAACATTCCCGGTAGCTGGTCAGGATAATGACAGCCAAGGATTTAGAAATAACTTCAATACTATTAAGAATAACTTCACAGCCGCTAAGAACGAAATTGAAGATTTGCAGACAAATACTGCAAAGTTAAACGCGACTAATAACTTTCTAGGTAACGATATCAGTGGTGCAAACTTTATTGCTAATACTGAAAAACATTATCCAGGTGGAACTGTTACAGGTCCTACTAACGTAAGTTTTACAAACGGTAACTTTCAAACGTTTACTATTGGATCTAATACACTTACACTAACATTCACTGATTGGCCTGCTTCTAACAAAGTTGGTAAAATGAGACTTATGTTAGTAGATACATTAGGCGATAGTACTGCACGTACAGTATCGTTTGCTACAGAAAACGGCACTATTAAATACGGAACTAACGGCGATAATACGTTTCCATCACCATTTGTGGTAAATGATAACTCAAACCCAGTTTGTGTTGATGTTTGGACATATGATGGCGGTACTACAGTATACGCACAATACGTTGGACAATTTTCATAAGGTAATTAATTAATGGATCATCCATTACTACACGATCTCGCATCTAAAACAGAAGAAGAAATCGTTGAAAAGATTAACCAATTAACACAAAAATGGTTTCAAACAGGAAACCCTGAAGCTAAATTACAAATCCAAACAATGTTGGATACATATAAACTTGAAATGATTGACAGATCGGCAAAACAGTCTACCGGAAATGGTGATAAAGATCTTGACAAACTCATAAATGTAAGTTAATATATATGTATGCTAATGAAAACTGACAATTTAGGTATTCCTCGATTTACAAATAAAGACTTAATTGATATGATCTATACAGGACATATCGACAAGTGTCATGTTGTTCTTTGTGATCCAAGTGACGATATTGATAAGTTCAATACATTAGCAACTGATAACGGACTAGCAGGACTTAATACCTATATACCGTTAGATGTTAATAAAGAAGAATTCGACGAAGCACTCCAATCAGATTGGTTTATGCCTGAAAAGTATAAAACCATGGACCTCTATAATTACGTATTAGATAAGTGTCCAGACGATCCTGCTAAAATGGCTAGAACATGTGAAGAACTAGCAGAGTACGATAGACGTAATATGTTTGACTTATTAAAGTATATGGTATATTTGGTAGACTTTATGCGTGAGAATAACATTGTTTGGGGAGTAGGCAGAGGTAGTAGTGTAGCAAGTTATGTATTATACTTAATTGGGGTACATAAAGTAGATTCCGTCCAGTTTGACCTGGACTACCACGAGTTCATGAGATAAGTAAGTATATAACTAGGAGAATAGATTATGGCTATGAAACAAACAGGACGCAAACTTCATAAGAGTATGCAAGGTAAATCCGTAGATATGGATCTACTACGCCAACGAAATGAACTAACGCCCGCAGTAGGAAATGCTAGAGTTAATGCACGTGGCGATCAATTAGGCCCAGGCGGTCAAATTATCCGTAAACGTGATGAAATTTTAGACGAGTATTATAAAGATCATCCACAAGCAGTTGCAGACGAAGTTCCAAATAAACCTGTACAAGCAGTTGAACCTGAAGTACAAGTTGAGGCAGTTAAAGCGCCAGCTAAGAAAGCAGTAAAAACTTCAACTTCTAAAGTAGAAGAAGAAATGAAAGCTATCGACGAAGAAGCTGATGCGTGGGTAGAAGACTCAGATGGTAATTTTGTACAAAAAGGTGATTAAGACAAATGGACGAACTTAATACGGCAATGATGGGTGCAGGCCCAAAACTAAAAACTAAAGTTAAAGGAGTAGTTCGTCCGATACACGACGGCGTACTTGCTTATAATATGGAGTTTGGTGATCGTACTACTAAAGGTGGTATTATCATTTCAAGTGACGATGGCAAAGAACGAGGCATTCGACCACGTTGGTGTCAAATTTATGCTATTGGTCATGAAAATAAAGACCCGTACAAAGTAGGCGACTGGATCTATGTAGAACACGGTCGTTGGAGTAGAGGGTTTATTACTGACGATCCAGAGCATGGTGAAATCGAACTTAGGTTAATTGACGTTGATAGCATTATGCTTCACAGCGACACTAACCCAGGCAACGATGATGCTATGGGAATGGAAAATGACTATTCAGCACCAACTATTGACCCTACCGAATTCGTTAGAACTAATACCTGGTAAACACAACAATTAAAAAAGAAGAGGATTATCTTATGGCTGAAATTGACCTTAACAAATATAAAGAGTTTGTTGACGCAGTTACATCAAAAGAGAGCTCAAGTAATGATGATTTTTCACGTCACTGGGCTCAACTAAACAACTCCAATAGAGATGTTAACATGCCTAGACTGTTAACTGCTTCTATGGGATTAGGTGCAGAGTCGGGTGAATTTACCGAAGTTGTAAAAAAGATTATGTTCCAAGGTAAACCTTTGGACGCAGATAACGTTTGGCACATGCAACGTGAGCTAGGTGATATCATGTGGTATTGGATGCAAGGCTGTATGGCTCTTGACATTGATCCAAACGAAGTTATCCAAATGAATATTGATAAACTTAAAGCAAGATATCCAGGCGGTGACTTTGATGCACACTACAGCGAAAATAGAAAACAAGGCGATCTTTAAATTAGAGGTTGACTTTTCTACAGTTATAGTTTATAATTAACGTATGAACTATGACCCTAATAATATAATAATACTTGATGACATTTTACCTAAATGGTTACATGATCAATCAGTATTGAATATTCCACACATACCAGTTAAGTTTGGTCATAGAGGATTGGGTGCTTATCAAGGCAACCAATTCTTTAGTGATCAATGGACAAATTCAGAATTAGAAAACGCTCCGTGGCAACTGAAAGCAGTTTGGCATGCGTTAGAACACCATAAAAGTCTAATTAGTGACGATATTGGTGATATTCAACTTAATCAAATTCAAGTTAATATTACAACAAGAGAACACGTTGGTGGTTTACATGTAGACAGTGGACCTGACGTACCAGCATACACAATGGTATACTTTATTACCGGAGATACTGGAATGGACTTTTGGGATAACACTCCTGAAGAAGGTGGTAAAGTATTTGACGAGGTTGAATACAAAGAAGGACGATGTGTAGTATTTCCTAGTCATTACTTACATAGGGGATTACCAATACAAGACGTAAGTCCTAGAGTTACCGCAGGGTTTGTGTTTAGTGGAAGAAGTAGTCAATTTTCACAACAACGAAATATTATAATGCCAATATTTAAAAGTGAACAACAGAGGTTTATGCAATGACAGAGTACAACTCAGGTATTACATTTAGTAGTTTTGATTTATTTCATAGCGGACACGTTGCTATGCTTAAAGAAGCAAGTGAGAATTGCGACTATTTGATTGTAGGATTACAAACAGATCCAACTATTGATCGACCAGAAAAGAATAAACCTATTCAAAGTGTGTTCGAACGATATGTTCAATTAAAAGGTTGTAAGTATATCGATGAAATTATTCCCTATGCTACAGAACAAGATCTAAACGATATATTACTAACATATACGTTGGATCGTAGATTTATTGGGGAAGAATACCGTGATAAAGACTTTACAGGTAAGCAGATTTGTGTTGACAAAGAGATAGAATTGTATTATAATAAAAGACAACACTCATTTAGTACATCTAATTTGAGAAAACGAATAAGCGAGGCACAGAAAACATGAAAGAACTATGGGTAGAAAAGTATCGTCCTAAAACAGTAGACGGTTATGTGTTCAGAGATGAACATCAGAAGAAACAAATACAAACTTGGATTAAAGACAAGACTATTCCGCATTTGCTGTTTAGTGGTAACGCAGGTATTGGTAAGACAACACTTGCTAAACTATTGTTTAACGAACTAGAGCTAAATGATTTAGATATACTAGAAATTAACGCAAGTCGAACAAACTCTGTAGATGAAGTTAGAAATAAGATTGTTAACTTTGTGCAGATGATACCGTTTGGTGATTTTAAAGTTGTACTACTTGACGAGGCTGACTATTTGTCGCCCAACGCACAAGCGGCACTACGTGGAGTGATGGAAGAGTATCATACTACAAGTAGATTTATTTTAACTTGCAACTATCCTAACAGAATTATTCCTGCACTACATTCACGTTGTCAGGGCTTTCATATTGCAAAAGTAGATCAAACAGAGTTTACTGCTCGTGTTGCACAGATTCTTATTACAGAAGGTGTAACACCAGACTTAGACACACTAGACACTTATGTAAAAGCAACTTACCCAGACTTACGTAAATGTATTAACATGGTACAGATGAACTCGCAAGATGGCGAACTAGTAAAGCCCAATGAAGCTGATAAAACAGAAGCTGATTGGAAACTTGATATGGTTGCATTGTTTAAAGCAGGTAAGATTACTGAAGCACGTAAACTTGTTTGTGCAAGTGCAAGAGCAGAAGAGATGGAAGAAGTTTATCGTTGGTTATATGATAACATTGAGTTGTTTGGAGATGACGATAAACAAGACAAGGCCATTATGGTTATTAAACAAGGCTTAGTAGATCATACATTAGTTGTTGATCCTGAAATTAACTTAGCCGCTACATTGATTAAACTAGCGAGGTTATAATGACATACTTAGTAGATGACGGTTGTGTAAACTGCAAACATATGACATGTGTAGAAGTTTGTCCAGTTGACTGTTTTTACGAAGGTGAAAATATGCTAGTTATTAATCCAGACGAATGTATTGATTGCGGAGTCTGCGAACCCGAATGTCCTGTAGATGCTATTATTACAGATAGCCAAGATGATGGAACTTGGCTAGCACTTAACAGTAAATATAGTAATATATGGCCCAACATTACACAAGCAAGACCGGAAGATGTATTAGCAGATAGAATTCCGATCATCGTTGGCATATCGGAAGAACCAGGACAAGGAGATTAGTACAGTATGAGCATGTTAAAGTCGTTTAAAAAAATGAGAGCAAGTCATATTTTGTTGTCGTTCAAAGGTGCAAAAAACTCTACACACAGTAGAGGCGTTGGCGAAGCAATGAAAGAAGGCGAGCGTATTACTAAAGAATTAAAAGCCGGTGGAGTTTCGTTTGATCAATTAGCAAGAGAAAATTCAGCGTGTCCAAGCAAGGACAAAGGTGGAGAACTAGGTTGGTTTGAACCAACTGACATGGTGTTAGAATTTACTACAGCATGTAACCAAATTCCCATTGGAGAATTAGGACCACATCCGTTCGTAACTGAATTTGGTGTTCATGTTATTTGGAGAACTGGTTAGTGGGTGGCAGGAAACAGACTCAAAAAGATTTTTCTGGTAACCTTATACAAGTAAGTATATTGGAAAGGGAAGTACAATATGCTAAATCATGTCTGCGTGAACACGACACAGGACATATACACACAGCCATTAGTTGGTTAGAACAAAGAATAAAGGATTTAAAAAATGAGAGCTAGATTAGTAGCATATAGCAAAGCGACACCAGAGTTTGAAGCAGAAGGTTTAACAGATCTGCAAGAGCTTATTGCATTTTGTGCAAAAGTAAGTAACCCTTCTGCACAAATTAACACAGCAACTAGCGAACGATTAATTAAATACCTAATCAAACATCAACATTGGTCACCATTAGAGATGGTTAATGCTACACTTGAGATTAAAACAACACGTGACATTGCACATCAAATTGTACGTCATCGTAGTTTTGCCTTTCAAGAGTTTAGTCAGCGTTATGCTAACCCTGAAGAACAAGGCGACATGTTTGAGTATAGTGAAGCTCGTTTACAAGACCCAAAGAACAGACAAAACTCAGTTGAAGTAGATGATACAAAGCTACAACAAGAATGGGATTGGGCACAAAGACGTATTGCAGTACTAGCTAAGAAAGAATACGACTGGGCTATTAAAAAAGGTATTGCTAAAGAACAAGCACGTAAGGTATTACCCGAAGGTCTTACAAAGACAACACTATACATGCAAGGTAGTATTCGTAGTTGGGTACATTATATTG